GTTCAGTGAACCGGTACCCGCTAACTGGCACCACCGGCGAAATATTTCACAGCCCCGGTCAAGTCCACGAGCGAGCAGTCGGCGCGGAGCAGGGCCCGGAAGGTGACCAGGTCCGTGTTGAACGCGTAGTCGTCGCTGCGCTCGAAGCGGACGCCGCCGGCGAAGCGGACGAAGAACTGGCTGAAGTCGCCGAAGACCAGGGACTTCGCCGACAGGGCGGTGGCGGGCACGTTCGGGTCGGTCAGGACCGGCTTGCCGAGGATCATGTCCGGGGCGCCCGACTGGAGACCGGGCTGCCAGATGTACTGCCCGGTCGTGTCCTTCAGCTTGCGGGCGTTGGCGACCGTCGAGTCCTTCATGATCCACTTGCAGGATGCGGACGCCCGGTACGGGGCGATCACCGAGAAGAACAGGTCGATCAGGTTGTCGGCGGAGAATGCACCGGCGACACCCGTGCCGCCCGTCACGCCCAGCGTGGCGTCGGTGATGACACCGCGCGGCTGCGAGGTACCCGTGCCGGTCATGGCGTGCGCGCCGAACGCGTTGCCGAGCGCCCGGCCGGCCTGCATGGCCAGGTAGCCCTCCAGGTCGACGCCGGTGTCGTCGAGGAGCTCGCGCGACACCTGGATCATCGTGCCGTACTTGTAGGCACCCAGCGGGATCTGGCCGAACGTCGGGTCCGAGACACCGATCGCGTTGCCTTCGGTGACGATCGCCGCGCTGGAGTGCGCGGTGGTCTTCGGGACCTGAATGACCTCACCGCTGTTCGTGTTGAGGATCGTCGCCCCCGCCTGCATGATCGCCGACACCTCGATGAGATGCGCGATCAGCCGGTCGTAGAAGCTGGTGGGCACGGTGTTGCCGCCCGCGGTCGCCGTGCCCTTGGTCAGGGTGCGGTAGTCGACCGGGCCGTCCGGGTTGACGTCGAAGAACCGGCCGCGCTCGCCGCGCAGGAAGGAGCGCAGCTCCTCACCGCGGTCCCCGCCACCGGCCGGCGGCTGCTCGCCGCGGCGCTCCACCTGGCCCCCGCCGTTGCTGCTGCGCTGCCCGCCGCCCTTGCCGTTGAGGCGCTCGAACGCCTCGTCGGCCTCCTTGGCGCGCTGCTCGGTGTCCAGCGCCGACTTGATGCGCTGGTCGAGCTTGTCGAGCTCCTCGTTCATCACGTCCCACTGGCCCTGCTCCTCGGCCGTGAGATTGCGGTTGTCCTCGGTGCTGCGGTCGGCGATCGCCTTCATCTGCTCCCAGACCTGGGCGCGACGCTCACGCAGCCTCTGAACCATTTCAGACATGGGTGTGGACTCCTCGTCCGCTCGAAATCGATCTCGAACGGGGAGCCCGCGCGGTCCCGCACCCATGGGTGCCTGTGGCCGGCGCCTTTTCGCTACCGGCGGTCCGCTGATCGCTTCCTCGTGTCGCACGCTGGCCCGTTGTTTGCTTCACCGCATCCAAAGCGGACACCGACCGGGAGAGCCCAAGTCGGCGCCGTGGCGATACGGCTACGCGGTCCTAGAACGGCGTGCCGCCCCCACAGGGGGTCTTCTGTTGGAGGCCGAAGCCTCAGACGTAGGGGTCTTCCCGGCGGGCAAGCAGAGCCGCTGCCGCAGCGTGGCCCGGGATGCCCCGGCGTGCCACCTTCTTCGGCTGTGGGCCGTCGGTGCGCACGAAGAACTTCCGCAGCTCGTCGTGCTCGGCCATCGACCGGACCTCTTCGAGGTCGGCGTCGAACTTGGTGGCCAGCGACCGCAGGCCCGCCGTGCTGTCCGGGTAGGCGGGCGTGTTCACCGGCGCCACGTCGACCAGCTGCACGCCCGTCAGGCGGCGCAGCGGGTAGCCCTGCTCGGTCGTCGACCAGTCGTCGCTGATCGTGCGGAACGCGAACGAAGACTTGCGGACGTCACCGCGTTCGACCAGTTCGACCACATGCGCCATTGCAGCCGGCGGCAGCACGTCGTAAGACAGGCCGTACTGGTCGATCGACATCCGGAGCGTCCCAGCCGCGGTCGTACCCAGCAGCTGGTTGTCGTCGTGGTTGTAGCGGGCGATGACCTCGGGCCAGCCGTCCCCGCGGGACTGGTTGAAGGCGATCGGGTCGACGACCTCGACGAAGCCGCCCAAGTTGCGGGACTGGCGGTTGAAGACCGAGGCGTAGCCGCCGATCCTCTTGGCGCCGTTGTCGGCGCGCAGCTCAGCCTTACCGGTATCGCCGGAGGTGTACCGGCGCTCGATTTCCACGGTGCTGCCTCCTACGGCGGTCCGGGTGATGATGTGATCAGGCACGGTCGCGCTCCTCGCGAACGAGCCGCAACCTGGGATCCTCACTGCCGCCACGGATCGCCGGCGGAGTGATGGACACGCCAGCCTGAATGGGCAACGGCGTGTAGTCCTGGCCCTGGCCGTCTGGCAGCGGCGACATGTTCTCGCGGTTGCGGATCTCGTCGACGTTCGCGCCGCCGATCAGCCGCTGCTTCTCGTAGATCGACCAGCGGGTCAGCGGGTCCAGGCGGATCAGCGCGTCCGCATCGAAGCGCACGCACTGTCCGCGTGGAATCAGCATCGACAGGTGCGACTCCAGGGTGCTCATCCACGGCAGGAGCGTGAGTTGGATCAGTTCGATCTCACGCTGCTCCGGGCTGCTGTACGACATCGACCCGCCGGTCTCGCCGCCGATCAGTTCTGGCGGCACCCCGTAAATCGCTGCGAGCTGGGTGGCGCCGAGCTTCAGGGTGGAGATGAACTGGGCCTCGTAGGCGGGCACGGTGATCGGGTTGTAGTCCCAGTCTTTGCCGTAAACGATCGGCTGACGGGTGCGGATCGCCTCCATCAGGCGGGCCTTGATGACCGCCGCGTCCTGCCCGTCCACCGTCTGCGTGGTGTTCTTGAAGGTGCCCGGCGGGACACCGCCAGTGGCGTGCCAGGCCTCCATGTACTCCTGCGCGGCCAGGTTCGTCGTCGCCATCGACGCGAACGCGCCGATCGGTGACAGGCCCAGCACCTTGCCCGGGAGCGTGAACCAGGGGATGTGCACGATGTCGTTGGGGTCCTGGACGCGGTTGCCGAGGATGTACCAGATCGGGTTGACGAAGGATCCTTCGCCGGAGGGCATCGAGTCGACGACCTGGACCCAGTCCATGGGCAGCCACTCGATCATCGTCGGGTAGCCCAGGTAGTCGCGGGCCGTGACGTAGCCGACGGCATTCCCCCGGTACACCATCGAGAGGACGGCCCGCTTGATCCAGTCGTGCAAGTTGCCCTGCACCGACGGGCTCGCGAAGAGACTTGCCAAGGGCAGACTCTGGACCGCTCCGCCGGTTTCCCGGTACTGGCGTAGGGGCGCCGCGGCGAGATTGGACGCCAGGATCCGTCCGGCTGCGTACACGGGGGCAAGCTGTAGTGCCCGGTCCACGCTGACGGGTCCCCCGCCGAGGCTGCCGCCGCGCCCCCACGGCACGGACGCGATAGAGCGCTTCTCCTCGCCTGAGCGAGCCTCAACACCCACCAGCCAGGCCCCCGCCTGACGGAAGCTGCGAGCCACGAGACCAAGCCGTCGGCCCCACGTGGCGCGGGCCGTGGCGCGCCAGCTACTCGCCGTCCGACCCCGCGCATCCATCCACACGTCGCCTACCAGAACCGGCCCCGCATCCTCCGCCCTCGACTGCTTCGGAGCGCGACGGAACCACCGCCCGAAATCCATCACGCCCCCTAGAAGATCGACTCCAGTACGTCGTACCGATGGCCCTCAAGCAGATGTGAGCGCGTCACGTAGGACCAGCGGGCCAGCGTCATCGCCACCAGCGGGCTGATGTCGCCCTCCACACCCTTCGTCGTCCACGCGATCGTCTCGCCCGTCGACCTCGTCTTCGCGCTGGCGACCGCCACGTCCAGGTGCCGGTTCGGCACCACCCGGAACGACTCCTCGCGCACCGCCTCCAGCAGTTGGCCGGCCGCCGCTGCCATATCGACGGCGGACGTCACGGCCAGATCGCCCGGTTGCGGCGACTCCGGATCCTCCGGCCGGTGAAAATCGTGCTGATCCAGCAAGGTCTCCAGGAACGCGAACGTGCCCCGCCCCATCGCGATCGAGATCGGGCCCAGCGCCTCTCGCAGCTCCACCAGCCGCGGTAGCAGCCACTTCGTACCCGGCCGGTAGTCCGCCAGCTGCGTGTGGCCCAGCCCGTCAGCCCGCATCCCGTACACGCAGACTGCCGTGTAGTCCCGCAGCGGCGACACGTCGATGCCGATCGCCACCCCGTGCTCACGGTCCCGCTCCGACGACGCATCCGCCAACGCCACCCACACGGCCGCATCAATGACCGCGTTCCCCTGACTCTTCCGCGGCCACACCCCGAGCCGCTCCCGCGCGAACCCGGCGTCACCCATCGACCGGCGCTCCCGCAGCACCGCCTCCTCCGACAACCGGTAGCCCAGGGCCGGGTTCGACGCCGCCCACAACCGCCGGTCGTCCAGGTCGATCGCGTCCAGGTGGTCGAGGTCGCCTGCGATCCCCCAGTCCCGCCAGCCGAAGCTGTCGTCGCCCCCGGCCTCCGCACGCGCGTGCAGCGCGAACATCACCTCGCCCGAGCCGTCGTCACCATCCAACGGCGGCGACGAGGTGTAGACGATCTGGGGGTTCGGGCGAGCCGACATCGTCGGCATCAGCGCATCCTGCTGCAACAGCGTGTACGCGAACGCCTCGTCGATGATGTTGCAGTCACCGGAGAAGCCACGACCGCTGCCCTTGCTGCGGGCGATGAACTTCACGCGGGCCCCGGTGTCGAGCCTCTCGAAGCTCTCTTCCCCGTTCGTGTTGATGACCTTGATGTGCACGCCGTCGACGTCGATCAGGTTCTCGCTGAGCGGCTCCCCCAAGCCCTTCAGCAAGGCCTTGAACCGGCGGAAGCCCTCCATGGCGGTCTTGTACTCGTGAGCGGACCACATGATCAGGCGCTCGTCCAGCAGGAACAGACCGGCCAGAGCGCGAGCTTCGAGGATCGCGCCCTTGCCGTTCTGCCTCGCGACGATCTCCCCGTATTCGAAGCAGGCCCACTTGCCGTCTTCGCGCACACTGAGCATCAGCTCGATCGAATCCGCCTGCCACGGATCCAGCACCAAGCCCGCGCGCTTCGCCAGCTCCACCGCCTCCGCACCCAGCGAATAGGCCGACGGCGGCACACACTCAACCCGAGGCCTGGCCGCGCCTTGCAGCGATCCGCGCCGAGAGGTCCGCGACACCAGAACCCCCCGCCTTCGCCGCCGGCTTCGTAGATGCCGGGACCGAGCCCTTCTGAGCCTGCCGAATCTCCGCCACAAGGCCCCGAAGAGCAGTCGCCTGCTGCCGAGACTCCGCCAACAGCCCCTGGATTTCCCCGGGTTTCGGCTCGTCATCTCCGTCATCCGCCTTGACCGGCGACGTCCACCGCAGGAGAATCGAGTTGAGCCAATCGAGCCGGTCAGCGAGACGGCAAGCCTCCTCCAGAAGCACCGAGTGCGCCGGAGTCAGAGAGCCAGAAGCCGTCATCTCCCGCCAGAGCCGAGAGCCGCGGGGACCGAGACCAGGCGGACGTTTCGCAGCCATGATCCCCCGTTCCAAGATCACTGCCCCCTGTGATTTTTTTGCGGGGGGAGATTTTTTTCACGGGGGCGCGGGGTCAAAACAAGATCCACTCAAAAAACGGACATTCCGACACGTACTGACGTTTGCGCAGGTTAGAGCCTTGATCGCCAAGGTCCCACCTTGATCGAATTCATCAATTCGGACATTACGTCACAAATTGCCAGGCTGTGATCACAGGCTTGCGGCATCCTCCGAGAACTGCGGCCGACCCCGGGCCTTTGACCTGGCCTT